TGGACAATTAGTGGTGGTACTGCTAGTTGTGATGGTAGTCAATCAGGTAATACAGATTTAAGTCAAAACATTACAACAGATACAGGTAAACAATACAAAATAACATATACTGTCTCTAATTATTCAGCAGGAAGCATATTTATACGTTTAAATTCAGGAAATGTTACATCTACAAAATCAAGTAATGGTACTTTTACAGAGATATTATCAGGCGCAGGAGGAACGCAAGTTATTTTAAGGGCTAATTTAGATTTTATTGGTTCAGTAGACAACGTATCAGTAAAAGAATACACAGCATCAGATATGGATGTTACTAGAGCAACTGCTGCTACAAGAGTAGATGAGAATGGTTTAGTAAATTATGCTGAGGTTTTAGGTAGTGAGTTAGTAACTTCTTGGTCAAATAGTGATTTTTCATCTTTTGCTTCAAGTGGTTCAGATATTACACAAATGGTTTCTTCAGGAAATGGTAATAATAATTATTCAGCAGTAACAATTACAAGTGGTAAAACTTATAAATTACAATTTACATCTTCACAAGCAATAAATTGTCAAATAAGAATTTCTACAAACACAGGTTTATCAGGAGGTAATACTGATGTGTTGATTAACTCAGTTGCTTCAGGTTTAAATGAACTTATCTTTACTTCTTCTTTTGACCAAGATTATATAGGTTTTAGAGCTACAAGTTCTTTTACTGATACTCAAATTAGTAATTTTACATTAAAAGAAGCAGACAGAAACAACGTACCTCGTATAGACTACACAGGAGGAGGTTGTCCACATATATTAGCAGAGCCACAGAGGACTAACTTAATTAATTATTCAGAAGATTTTAGTAATGCTGCTTGGACAAAACATGGTAATATTGCTGTTCAATCTAATACAGTTATATCTCCAGATGGTACGCAAAACGGAGATACTGTTACAGGATTAGATGGTTCAGGAAGTAATGATTTAAGAAATTTAACTGGAACTAATCCTGCTAGTAAGACTTTTACTGGCACTGTTTATTTAAAAGGAACTGGAACTATGGTTATTAGAATGTCAAATACTATTGATGATAGTGATGATTTACTAATAACATTAACTTCATCTTGGAGTAGATATACGCTAACACATACTTTTAATGCAACTTCAGGTAATTTACTATGGTTTTTTGATGATGCATCAAGTTCTACTGCAACAACATATGATGTCTGGGGAGCGCAAATAGAAGAAGGTTTTTTTTCTACATCATACATACCAACATCAGGAAGTTCAGTTACAAGAAACGCGGATGTATTTCAAAGAGATGGTATAAGTAGTTTAATTAATAGTTCAGAGGGGGTGTTTTTTGCAGAATGGAAACCGAAACTTTCTTCAAATTTTAGCATTTTTACTTTAAATAATGGAACATTTGATGAAGCAGTAACTATTGGTAAATGGTCAAATACAACAGAGCTTACTGTAGGGGTAAAGCATTTAGATAGTTATGTAATTTTTAACACTTATTCTTCATTTGATTTAACTATATTCAATAAAGTGGCAGTGAAGTGGAAGGCAGGAGATTATGCTATTTGGATAAATGGGGTAGAGGTTTTAACAAATACAAGTAGTAGTGTACCAACAGGATTAAATGCTTTATCTTTTAATGATGGAGCAACAGGTGGTTTTTTTTATGGAGAAATAAGACAACTACAAGTATACAAGACTGCTTTAACAGATGCACAATTAACTTCTTTGACTACATAATATGAATATATACAAACTACAATACGACACAAAAGCAACAGGAGATGCTGATTTACTATCTAAAGGTACTTATGAAGTGTTAGAAGGAGAACAAGTTTACACTAATGGTACACAGGCTATAGTATATATAGGTAAAATAGTAGAGATACCTGCAACTTATGATGATAAAGGACACGAAATTACTCCTCCTGTTTATTATAGTGGAGTATATTACGACCTAATGACTACGGAAGAATTTGACTTTGAAACAAACGAGATATTTCCTGTAGATTGCGTACATTCGTTTGCAGGTTATGAAAAAAATGCTGAAGGTACTGACATTGACCCTGAAGAATTAGAAGAATTAATAATAGAATAAAATGGAAAATATACTATCAGTAGATTTATCAAGTGAAACAAGTCCAGTAGTACAGGAAGTACGAGGTCGAGAATATATAGAATATGGTACTGAAAACTGGAAAAATTTATATCCACAATTTTTAATAGATTTATATTACACAAGTTCAACTCATGCTGCTATCGTAAATACTACTAGCGAGATGATTGCAGGAGAAGATATTATAGTAGAGGAAAACGATAATTTAGAACAATTTGTTAAACTTAAAAAATTCTTAGCTCATGCAAATGGTAAAGAATCTTTACACGAAGTATTAAAAAAAGTAAGTTTAGATTTTAAACTACAAGGGGGGTTTGGACTGCATCTTATATATAATAAAGCCAAAACAGAAATAGTAGAAATATACCATGTTCCATGTGAACGTATTAGAGCAGGTAAACCTAATAATTTTGGAGTAGTAGATACTTATTATATTTCAGCAGATTGGTCTAATACAAGAACAAACAAACCAACACCTATAGCAGCATTTAATAGTAAAGACAGAACTAATCCTAGCCAGTTATTATATACTGGTTTATATAGTCCTAATATGGATATATACCACACACCTGATTACTTAGCTGCTAATAATTGGGCTTTAGTAGATTCAAGAGTATCTGAGTTCCACCTTAACAACATCAGTAACGGATTTTCAGGTAGTTACATGATTTCTTTTGCAAATGGTGTTCCAAGTCGTGAAGAAAGAATGCAGATAGAAAGAAGTTTAGCTGAGAAGTTTACAGGTGCTAGTAATTCAGGAAAGTTTGTATTGACTTTTTCAGATGATAAAACTAGAACTCCTGAAATAACTCCTATATCAGTTAGCAACGCAGACAAGCAATATCTTGCGTTACAGGAACTTTTAGTACAAAACATACTTACAGGTCATAGAGTTACTTCTCCTATGCTTATGGGTATTAAAAACGATACAGGGCTAGGCTCTAATGTTGATGAGATGAACGCAGCTTTTGAAATATATTTAAATACAGTAGTTGTTCCCTATCAAAAACACATATTAAAAACTTTATCTAAAATATTTGATATTAATGGTATAAATATTCCTTTATCTTTTGTACAAGCTAAACCAATTACTTCTAAGTTTACTATTGATGATATGAAAGAGGTAATGACTCAAGATGAAATCAGAGAAGAACTTGGATTGAAACCTTTAAATGATGAAGAACTAACCGCAGAGGATGAAGATAACTATAGCTTAAAAAAAGTAGGTACAATAGTTACTGATGGTAAAGAGTTACCTTTATTTGATAGTATAGAAGAAGCAGAAGCTGAAGCAGAAAGAATTGGTTGTAGTGGGCATCATATACATACGCAAGATGGTAAAGATTATTTCATGCCTTGTGAAAACCACAATCAATTAATTAACTTAAAAGATTGTGATTGTAGTAAAAACATAGATAATTGTGAAAAAACTTGTTACGACAAAACTGAATTAGATAAAGCAATAGAAGAATACGGAGATGATATGCCTGAAGGTTGGGAAGTATATCACGAACAAGAAGTAGAAGATGAGTTAGAAGATTTTAATTTTCAAGAAGAACTAAATTTATCTTATTATGAATTTGCTACTACAGGTTCAGCTTATCCTAATAGAAAGTCAGGTCAAGACCAAAGAAGTAAACAGGAAAAATACAAAGATGATATTTACAGAGTAAGATATAGATACGCAGGTAAAGCATCAGGAGAAAGAGAATTTTGCAAAAAAATGTTAACTGCTAACAAAATATATCGTAAGGAAGATATAATTGCTATGGGTAGGAGAGCAGTAAATCCTGGTTGGGGTAAAGGTGGTGCAAATACATACTCGATTTGGAAATACAAAGGAGGTGGTAACTGTTATCATAAATTTTTCAGAATTATCCTAGTACAGACAGGAAGCAGACCTAAAAATTCAGACACAATAATAACATCAACAGAGGCAAGAAGTAGAGGTGTAAAATTACCTAGAAACGCAAAAGAAGTTTCTGTAGCACCTATAGACATGCCTAATAACGGATTTGTAAAAAAGAGATAATATGGCATACGTTTTATTTATATCAGAAGAAAAATTAAAAGATAGCACAAGTATATATGGTTCAGTAGAAACTTCAATGTTACTACCATTTGTAAAACAAGCACAAAAATTATACTGCGAAACAAAGCTAGGAACTAAACTT